TGTAGCTAAAGGTTGTGGAGCTGTCATGAATGATAAAAAGAAAGTAACAACTATAAGTTAGAGGTAATTATGGCCAAAGATAAAATGAAAGCTAAACAAGCTGCAAGATTAAAAGCAAAAGTAAGACCAGATGAGCCTGTGTCAGAAGATCGTATATATCTAAATATGCCTAAGAAAAAAGCTCCAGCCAAGGGGACTACGGCTAAAAAAACAACCAAAAAAGGTAAAAAATAATGAAAAATACAAAATACAGCAGCATGATGAAGAAGTCTAAAGGCGGAAGCATGATGAAGAAATCTAAGGGTGGCAGTATGATGAAGAAGTCTAAAGGCGGCAGTATCATGAAAAAATCGAAAGGTGGGAGCATGATAAAAAAATCTAAAGGTGGATCTTTAATGGCAGGAAATGCAAACAGAAGAAGATTTGATCAAAGTTAATTAGTGCCACATCTGATAAGTAACATCCCACATTTTAAATGCTGGGTTAGGAGAGAGTTTACTCATAATCACGAAAAGTACCAAGATGAGTACATACATGCGCTTGCAATAGCTGTAAACACTATTCCAGATAGATCTTTGAGCTTCCAGGTTGTATTTACTGGAGAAGAAGCTAATTGTGATGACTGGGATGAAGGCAACATTCATGGTGGCGCTATGTGGGCTAGAATGCCTATACAAGGATTAGTTGCTGATATTCCTATGGAAAACTTTCCAAAACCTATGGAGGACCATTTAGTTCAACCGTGGGACTGTGAATCAAGAGATCATTCAGTTGCAATAATGGACAGAGTAAGCTCTTCTCCTTGGATAGCAAAAATAGGCCCAGAGTTCTATACGGCTAAGTATTTATTTACGGTTGATTACACCAATAATGAAATTGCAGATGATCCTGCACAACATAAACAATCTCATGTATTATATATAACTGAGGATTGTGAATGGAAAGGTAACTTGATTGCTTTGCCTAACAATAGAGTAAGGGCAACAAGCCCTGCATTATGGGTTACAGGCGAAGGACCTCCAGATTTTAAGCCGTCACAATGGGCGCATTCTGCTGAAGGTCATGAGAGTTATTTAGACCCATCAATTACTTTTAATAATTTATACGAAGAATGATATGCACTACACCAAAGACTTAGATGAGGTTATAAAAGGATTAAAAAAAGCAAGTAAGCTACATGCTGCTCAAGCTAAAAAATTAGAAAAAATAAATAAAGATCAAAAATCATATACTGGTGTAAAAAAGAAAAAAGTAATTAGAAAAAGGAAAAAATAATGGCTACTTCAAACAGTACAGATTTTGAACCAAATGTAACAGAGTTTATTGAAGAAGCTTACGAGCGTTGCGGTCTTGAATTAAGAACAGGGTACGATCTAAAAACTGCAATAAGAAGTGTTAATTTAATGCTTGCAGAGTGGGCTAACAGAGGCCTAAATCAATGGACAATAGAGCAAGACACTCAAACGGTTACTCAAGGAACAGCTGAATATACTTTAAATTCTAATGTAATAGATATTTTAGATGTAGTAGTTAGGAGAACGGTTAATAATGTTCAAACTGACATTTCCATAAGTAGAGTTGGTAGATCTGCATACTTAAATATACCAAATAAAGAAACTCAAGCTAGACCGTCTCAATACTTTTTAGATAAAACAATTGCTCCTGTTTTAAAAGTATGGCCAACCCCAGAAAACTCTACCGATATTTTGGTATTTAATAAAATTATTAGAATGGATGATGCTGATAAAGCAACAAATACTATGGATATGCCTTTTAGATTTTATCCTTGTTTTGTAGCAGGATTATCTTATTACTTGTCTTTAAAAAAAGCACCACAATTAACACCTCAGTTAAAAGCTTTGTATGAAGAAGAATTTAGAAGAGCCGCCGATCAAGATGAAGATAGGGCTTCTTTTAGAATACGTCCAAGTATTAGGATGAATTAAAATGGCTTACGCACTTGGTAAATTTGCAATAGCATTATGCGATAGATGTTCTTTTGAATTTAAGCTTAAAGAATTAAAAGAAGAGTGGACGGGTTTTAAAGTTTGCTCTGAATGTTATGAGCCAAAACATCCTCAATTAGAACCAGAACCACATGTTTCAGATCCTGAAGCGTTATATAAACCAAGACCAAATAATGATACTGAAGCTGGAGAAGGTTTTGTAGTGGTTACAAGTTCCAGTATTTTTCAAGATGATTTTATGAATCCATCTACCCTTCCTTCAAATTTTGTTATATCAAAATTATCTGGTTCGCTGGGAAATGTTGAAATAAATACAGACGGTTCTGCTCCATCACCTTCGCCAACACCCTCTCCATCATCTGTAACAGTAGATTTAACAGGCTTAGCAGGTACATCAGCATTAGGAACAGTTACTGTTACAGGAGCTTCTTCTTTTACAAGCTATACAGTCACGGTAGCTAGTTATTCTGGAGCAAATTATTTTTATATAGATGGATCTAGAGCAGCAACCTTAAACCTTTCAGAAGGTTCAATATATAGATTTGATCAATCTAATAGTAGCAACAGTAACCATCCGCTAAGAATATCTACTACATCAGATGGAACACATGGAGGAGGATCTGCTTACACGACTGGAGTAACTACAAATGGGACACCAGGATCATCAGGTGCCTACACTCAAATTCAAGTTGCAGTTGGAGCGCCTACGCTTTATTATTACTGTAGTAACCACTCAGGCATGGGCGGACAAATAAACACTTAATATGAGCAGTCCAACAACATTATCAGAATTAAAAACTTTAATTCAAAATTACGTACAAAATAGTGAAACTACGTTTGTTGCAACTTTAGATGATTTTATTAAAAACACAGAAGAAAGAATTTTTGAATTAATACAATTAGATTACTTTCGTAAAAATGTAACTGGTACTTTAACAGCTGGAAATACTTATCTTACAGCTCCATCAGATTTTCAACTAAGTTTTTCTTTAGCCGTAATAGACAGCAACACTAACGATTATCATTATTTAGACAAAAAACATACAAGTTTTATGCGTGCTTATTCTGACGATGCGGTTGTATCTCTTACTACTTACACAGTTACAGTAGCCAGTGGTGTAAACACTTATGGTTCAGGCAATAAATATTATTTAAATGGTATTAATAGTCCTACTGTAAGCTTAACAGAAGGACAAACATACAAATTTGACCAGTCTGATAGTAGTAATTCAGGTCATCCGTTAAGGTTTTCAATAACAAGCAATGGTACTTGGGGCGCAGGAACAGAATACACAACTGGAGTAACAACTGTTGGTACGCCAGGAAGCGCAGGAGCTTACACACAGATAATAGTTGCAGTAGATGCTCCAACTCTTTACTACTACTGCACAAATCATACAGGAATGGGCGGACAAGCTAACACTCCTGCCTCTGAACAAGGCAGACCTTTATATTATGCAGACTTTGATAAAGAACTTTCTACAGCATCAAATAATGGATCTACTTTAATAGTATCTCCAGTTCCAGATCAAGATTACAGCGTTGAACTTCATTATCTTTATGACCCTGTCAGTTTGACAAGTCAAACATCTGGTACTTGGATTTCTGAAAATGCAAGAAACGCTTTGTTATATGGATGTTTGGTTGAGGCTTATACATTTATGAAAGGAGATCCCGATTTAATGAAGTTATATGAAAACAGATTTAATCTAGAAATTTTAAGATTAAAAAATCAAGCAGAGGCAAGAGGAAGAAGAGACGAATATCGTTATGATTCTTTACGAACTTCTGTTTCGTAAAAAAAGGAGAGTAAATGAAAAAAATTAAAAGCCTTAAAGGGAAGACTGTGGCTATTGTTGGCATGGGTAAAAGTTGGTTTGACTATAACTTAGCGAAATCACACGGTACTCATTTTGATGAGGTGTGGGCCGTAAATGCAGTAGCATCTGTTATTTATCACGATAGAGTTTTTATGATGGATCCACCGTCTAGATTCTTAGATACTGATGATGCAGGCGGCCAAACAAATAGTATGTCTAAACTTCTTACTGAACATGAAGGCCCAGTTTATACATGCGAATTAGATGATCGTTGTCCTGGTCTAGTTGAATATCCCATAAAACAAATAGTAGAGCAAACAAGTTGTTTTTACTTAAACAATACAGTTGCTTATGCAATAGCTTTTGCGTATTGGAATGAAGTAGCAAATCTAAAATTATTTGGTGTAGATTTTTCTTACAAAGGTAACTTACATTTTGCAGAAGCAGGCAGAGCTTGTTGCGAATTTTGGTTATCAAAGTGTATTTCAGAAGGAATGCAGATAGAAGTAGCACATAGCAGCGGTTTATTAGATACAGATGTACCCGCAGAACAAAAGCTATACGGCTATCATAGGCTTGCAGATCCTTTGGTTGTTTTACAAAATGAAAATTCTGTTCAGGTAAAAAAATTAAGTGATGTAGAAATAAAAAAAATGCATAAAGAACCTATATTAATTGATAAACATGACAGTCATCTTAAAAAAAACCAAGTAGGAGAACCGAATAAATGGTAATGAGTTACAAAGCGGGGCCTGAATTAGGAATGATTGAGGTTCATACAACAAGCGAAGGAGGACATCCGGTAGAGTTTTGGTCAGATTTATGTATAAAAAAAATTGTATCTGTAAGTGAAGATTCGCCAGAAAACATAAAGAATCAAGTTAATAAATACCAAGACAACATTCAGAAAGTTGTTGAACAGTATATGCAAAACGCTATAAAATCTGATAGGATTACATTAAACAATGAATTAAAAAAAGCAGGTTTTAAAGATGCTGCTAATTTAATTAGGAAACTATAATATTATGGCAATATCATCAACACTTACAACTAGCTTTAAAAAAGAGCTGTTGCTCGGCAATCATAATTTTGCAACTAATGGTGACGCATACAAATTAGCTTTGTATACATCATCAGCTACATTAGGCGCTACTACAACTTCTTTCACAACAACTGGTCAAGCCAGTGGGACTGGTTATAGTACGGGTGGATCAGCTTTAACTAAAGTTGCACCTACTAGCTCTGGAACAACTGCTTTTACTGACTTTGCTGATTTAACATTCGGTACAGCTACTATTACAGCTAGAGGTTGCATGATCTATAATTCAAGCGATTCAAATAAATCAGTTGCTACAATTGATTTTGGTGGTGACAAGACTTCATCTGCTGGAGACTTTACTATTGTATTCCCAGCTGCTGCCGCTAGTACTGCTATTATCAGAATAGCTTAAAGGCAGCCGATTATGGCTGGCTGGGGTCGTTCTACTTGGGGAGATGGTCCTTGGGGTCAACCTGCAAGTGTATCTGTCAATGTTAATGTAACTGGCGTTGCATCAACTTCCGCTTTAGGAACTATTAGTGTAGTCGCTAAAGCAAAAGTAATTCCTACAGGTCAAGCAGCAACATCAGCTCTAGGAACACTTACTTCAATTACAGGCAAAGCTAATGTTGCAGTTAGCGGATTTGCTGGAACTTCTGCTTTAGGAACTAGTAGTGTAGATGCTGAAGCAAAAATAATTTTAACAGGATTTTCTCTAACATCAGTTAACGGTGGTGTTGCAGTTGATGCTGGTGGTGTTGTAGGAGTAAATGGGTTTGCCGCTATATCAGCTCTAGGAACCCTAGCAATTGTCTCTAACAATAATATTAGTGTAAGCGGACTAGCGGCCACATCTGCTTTAGGAGCAATTGGAGTAAACGGTCAAGCTGTAGCTTCAGTACCAGGGATTACAGCTAATGTAGGCTCAGTATCTGTAGATGTAGATGGAGAGGCTAATGTAGCTGTTACAGGTATTGCCGCTACTTCAGCTGTTGGATCAGTTACTGTAACAGGAAAAGTAAATATTA